GTACACAAGGCACCCATTTTTAACATTTCCCAACGCTATTTTAACACTTGCTAACACACTTTGGCACGCTTTTTGCTGTGCCACAAAAACCGAATCTTTTAACTAACTTTAACTCTGTTAAACTTTCATAAAAATGATGTTTCACGTGGAACGGTGACAAAGTGGATGTTTCACGTGGAACAAAGGTGGTTTAGTGATTACGAATGTTAACAACAGTTAATTTATTTCTTTAATACTTTTTAACAAAAATAATTTGGTGGGTTCGTGGAAAAGTCGTATCTTTGCAACAGATTTAGAAATTTAGTTCAACCCTTTAAAATACAAGAATATGACAACGTATGAAATTACTTTAGAGTTTGAAACAGTTTTATCTGTTGATGGTACACGTGTAAAAGTGAAACATCACGTGAAACGCAAATCGTTACAGGCAAAAAATAAATTATATATGGAATATTCATATTTTAAGATTACATTAAAGCAAACCGACAAAGTAACCGTCTATATGGTTCGTTCGGACAAAGTAAGCGAGTTCTTCAACAACAAAATTGACTATCTTTCGGGGGATTGTTCGATAACTGTAAAGGGGCGTTTTCCAACGCACAAAGATTCTCGCAAGTGGTTTATGATTACGCCAACAGAAAATTAGTGATATGAAAAGAATTAAGTATTTTAAATTGTCTGAGTTCATCAACTCAGCAACCGCAAAACGTTTGCACATTGATAACACCCCATCTTTTGAGGTAGTAGATAATTTGAGTCGTTTGGCTGATTATTTGGACGGCATTCGTGAAAAGTTGGGTAAACCCATCTTAGTTAGTAGTGGTTATCGTTGCCCGATGTTAAATAAAGCCGTCGGGGGCGTTGTTAACAGTCAACACCAAAAAGGTTTGGCTGCTGATTTGGTTTGTTCTGATATGGAATCTTTGGAAAAGGTTCTGAGAGAAACAGGCGGTTTTGACCAACTTATTAAAGAACATCGTAAGGGGTCTAAAAGTTTTTGGTTTCACGTTTCAGTTTGCAACCGTAACGGCAAACCCCGTAATCAAATTATAGTGAATTTGGAAAAGAAATAGTTATGGATAAAGTAATAGAAATTTTGTTGAAATCGGTTAAAGTGTCAACAGAAACTTTGCAATATATAGCAGAAAATACAACAGGTACAAATGGTATGTTATTAAATTCTGTTATTGATACACTAAAGGAGCAAACCTTAGTAATAAAAACTATTTCGTGCAAACTTGATGAAGAAACGGCAAAGAAAAGCCGTGCTTTGGATTTTATTTGTAGCAAAAATCTAGCCTACGAATTTACTAATAAAAAATAAGAAAACAGGCGGTAAATTGTTACCGCCTGTTTTCTTTTATAAATAAACGCCTGTTTCAAGTTGTGAAACAATTTCGTTATATTCATCTACCAACAAGTTTGCAGTGTTCAAATTCACGTTTTCAAACTGTGCAAACCCTGTAACGTCTTTAACTGTCACGTTTTCCTGTGTATTGTTAACAGGAACGTTTACGGTTAAATTCTCAGTAATCAACACGTAAGGTTCTAAACCGTACAAAATTTGTTCGTTCCATTGTTCACCGCCAACAACGTTTAAATCCGTGCCCAAACGGTAAATAACATCACGTGACAAAGAAAAACTTTCAATTTGGAACGTTACGTCATTGCACGACAACAACGCCACGGCATCACCTGTAATTATGTTAACTTTGATAGATAAATTAACCGTTTTACCGATGTAATTACTATCAATAGAAACAACGCCACGGCACGGAATAAACATTTGAATCTGTGCGTTATAGTCTTCATTATTACCGTTTACCCCTGTTAGTTCAACGTTTCCGAAATCTAGTAACATAACATCACTATCGGGATATTTAACCTTTATCCCTGTGTTGTAGTTACCGCACTTCAAAACATCGTCACCGCCAACGGGAACTGCTGCAAATATTCTTTTGATACGGTTTACATAAGCACCCAAATTAACCTCAGAATAAGTTGTGCCCGTGTCACTTTCGCCCGTTGGTTTAAAGAAACGTTTCTTTGAAAATTCGTCCAAATTTTCCAACGTAACTGCATAAACGTTTATTGCACCGTAATTTTTAATCGTTGGCGGTTGCACTACATCGGCATTTGCATAAACCGTTAAATCGGTTGCGCCTGTTGTCAAATTAAAAGTAACCGTGCCTGTTTGCTTATCTTCTGAAATTGTGCCGTTACTTACAACTATATCGCCCAAATTATTGGTGAAATTTGCCTGTATCTCTGTTAATTCTGCATTCGGGTTTGCTTTGAAATTAAACGTGTAACTTTGTCCCGTCTTTACCTTTATAGGCTTTTCGCCAACAATTTCGCAATTTGTTAGACTGTAATCAACTACAACAAAATCGCCCAAAAGATACACACCGTTTATTATAACGGATTCCGTTGCAATAGGAACAATAATTGTTGCAGTTTGGTTTGTTACGGTCATTTCGTAAGTTTCGCCACCGTATGTTATTGTAGGCGTACCGTTAAACATTCCCTGTGCCGTTCCCTCAACTGTAACGGTGTAATTTGTTTCACTTGCCACCGCTTTTGCAGTTGTGTTTATAATATTGTTAGTTATTTGCAGTTCCTTTACACCCGAAATAAATTTACCTGTTATTGTAATTTCGTCACCCTTAGAACAATAAACCGTATGTGTCGCAACGTTGCCCGTAACTGTAAACGGTTTATCGGAAATATAATCACCGTCCCAATTTTCATAAGATACCGCTAAATCGGTAAACGTACCGTCACCGTTGCCCGTTACTGTTATGTTGAAATGATGTGAATCACTTCCCTGTTTGTCGGTTATTGTAACGTCACCCGTTAAACCCGATGTATCGTAAGTTAATAAATTTGCCATAATTAAACGTTACCTTTAATAGTTACCATAATAATACTACCTGTTTCGTTCAACAACCCTTTATTCGGAAAATCTAGTTTTCTGATATTAGGGCGAACGTCCACCACGTTTGCACGGTTTGAAAGATATTTGTTACCGTTTTCACTTTTTGTTAACGTTGCAGTACTGTTTAAGATAATATCCTTATAAGTAAGCAGAACGTCAACACGCAAACGAACTGTGCAAATATCACCGTCTTGTTGTTTCTCAGAAACGAAATAATAACGGTTCAAACTTTCGATGTAAACATAATTGAAAGTTACAGGTGTGCGAGTTCTGAAACGTACTACAGGCGTTAACACGTTAAATGTAGCATTCAATACGCCCGTGTACTCTTCGTTTGCCTGTAAAGTCTTGTTTACTTCGTTTGGTTTGCCGTTGTAAACGAAAGTTTTAATTTTAATCATACCGCAAAAGTTAAAAAGGGTGTGCCCCTGTGATATCAACTACAGGAAACACACCCCAACAGTTAAACAACCAAATTAGGCAACAAAGAACACAACAAAGTTTTCGTTTGTGTCATTGAAGTAACCCGCATCGAATTTGAAGTAATTGTTGAAAAATTCGGCTTTGGCGTTGTAGTTGGTTGTTACTCGCTTATCCAAATTGGTTACGCCTAAAGCGTCACGATCAAACATCACACCCAATACACCACTGATGGAAACGGTTGCACCGCTTGCCGATTTCACATCAATCTTTGAAACGTTGGCAAAAGCGTAATCTTTGCCCGTTGCTTGCCAACTTGCCACGGTTTCCGCCTGTGGTAACAAAACGTTCTCATTATGGAACGTGTCGGCATACAGGTAGGTTTTTGCTGCTGCTGCGAAATCTGACAACAGAACGGTATGCAAAACGTCTTTCGGTGTAAAACGTTCCTTACCGCCAACGTTAAACAGGGTTGAAATTGTCTGCAATCTGTCTGCATACAAACCCATCATATATGTAGCAAAACGGATAAAGTCAGGGGTTGTTACTGCTACGTCTGCAGCCAAAGACGCACCCGTCTTATCTTTGTAAAGTTTCAACAGGTTCACACAACGAACTGTTGACGCACTCGCATAGTCAACAGTTTCGTTTGTTGACTGTACGAAACCGAAAGCGGTTTTGTCTGCGTCCAAAGTTTCCGCAATCATATTGTTGATAGTACGCATAACAAGCGCATCGGTTTTAATAGTCATTGACTTTTCAACTGCTGAATAAATCATTGACAAGAAACCGTTCAACTGTTCTGCACTGCTGAAAGATTCCTTTACCTGTCTTTCTGTGATAGATACAGGAACTTCAAAAGTTACCTTTGAATTGAAGAACTTAGCAGAAACCGTTGGCTTGTGGAAAACGTCCTGTTTGTACTCTGTGCCGTCCTCAAGATTCCACGTGTCATTCTCTTCCGCCTTTGGAACGTCCGCATTGATTTTCTCCAATACAGAGCCAAATTCCCACGCATCCATAAGAACGGATGGAACTTTACCCGAATAAGGGCGGTTCACGAAAACCACTTTGCCGATATGGTTTACAAGTGATTTAACGTAATTGTCAACGGCGTTTTGATTAAAAATCTCATTGCCCAAATCAACAATACCTGTCAAATCTTCGTTGACAATATCGGTTTTGCCCAATACTTCACCTGATACGGTGTTTACTAAATTATAAATCTGATTTACTTCCATTTTATAAAAATTAAGTATTAATAAATATCTATTGTTAACTCTTTTGCAAGTTCTGTTATCACTTGCGTTTTGAAATTAGTTTTGCGCAAACTCATTTCTTTTTGAATAATTTCACTAGTAGGGACGCTAGACGGAACACCGTTTTTAACAACTGTTTTCGTGCCCGTTTCTTGTCGGTTTCCTGTGGAATCTCTTTGCTGCTTTGTGTCATTGCCAAAATCTCCATCATTAAAAGTTACACTTGAATCGATGGTGTTGTTATTGCCTGTTTCGTCAACGGTGTTATTTGTTGTTTCCGTTGTCTTTGACGTTACAGGGTTCAACACATCATATTCGTTATTAAACACTTGAATCTGTTTTTGCCATTCATCAAACTTCACCGTGATAATGCTTTTAACAATATCGGTTGCAGTTTCGTTTGTGACTGCATCAACTAGAGTTCTGTTTCCATATTTGAAACGTAAATCAACATCAATTAATTTAGGGTCATCGTCCCCAAAAATTGATTTGTACAAAACAGGAAACAGGGGCGCAAAGATTTTTTCAAACAAACCATTTTCACCCGTGAAAAGTTCGTTAATTTTCATCTTCTTTCTCTTCTTTTTCTTCTGTTTCTTCTGTTTCTTCATTTTCTTTTGTTTCTGTTTCCGTTTCTTCTGTTTCTTGCGTTTCTTTTGTTTCTGTTTCTGTTTCTTCTGTTTCGTTTTTCGTTACAGGGTCAACGTCTTCTGTGTCGGTGTGGTCGTGCCCGTCTTCTGTTGCTTTGAGCAACGACAAATAGTTTTCGTGTTCGATTTTCCAACTTGACCCCAAAGTTACGGTAATATCCGTGCCAAACATTTCGTTAACACGTTTTACACCCTCAACACGTTCTGTTAACATTGAATCCACAAACGGCATTAATGCATCAATATTCATTGAAACTTCCTGTGTGTTCAACCGTTCACGTTTCATATTATAGTTTGCATTCAAACCTAAATCGTTGAACATTGATGCCTTGTAGTACTGCAAAAGTTCTATTAATTGCCCGATTTGTTGGTTTCCCTGTGTCGGTGGAGTTTGTAAGTTAACACCTTTGAAAAAGGCATTTTCCCCGATTACTGAGAAATCACCGTTTAAAATCTTCTGCAAAAAATATTCTGCGCTTTGTTTAGTCTTATCGTCACTAGCAGAAATTAACATAGTGATACGTGTTAAAATGCTAGCCAAATTAAGCGTTATTGTCGCATCGGTGTAAAGAACACCATATTTGCCAATCAACGGCAAAAGTGAATCTGCAAACGGTGTGTTGTTGATAACGACAATATCGGAATCAATTTTGAACGTTTTGTTCAAATTTAACCACGGGTTCGCAACAACGAAATCTTTGCCGTGATAATAGGCATCACATTCTCCACCCCGTGTGCCCTGTAAAGCATACAGTCCACCGTTCACTTCTGCTATGCCAACGTTACCCGATGTTTGCAGAATCCTTTCAAGTTCTACAGGGGGCATTGTTTCGGGTGTCCCCGTGTACTCAAACATCTTTGAAGTCATACAAAGAACACGTTGCATAAATGTGAATAATGCAGAATCTTTGCTTTTAACTTCTTTTTGATATTTGTTGTATAAGTTTTCTTTCTCCATTATTTAACTAGTGTTTTAATTAATGTGCAAAGTTCTGTTAACACTTTCGTGTTACTTTGCACGGTTTCATTCAACTTGTCAGTTTCGTTTTGGTGGCGTTCATTCTGTTTCTCCATGTAGAAGAAAAGTGCGACACAAACCGAAACAGGAAAACCGACGTTACTAATTAATGATACTATTCCGTTTACGTCCATATAGCAAATTTTAACTTTGTTATTTGATGATGCAAAGATATAGAATTTATTTGTTAGCACCAAATAAAACGGGGGAAAAGTGTTTCACGTGAAACATTTTTAACCCCCGTTAACAGATATTAAGTAATAATGTTGCTTCTTGCACTTGCTATCAAATAGTTACGCACTATTTCACCAATTTCGTTATTTTGATAAAATACCTTATCGGTTGCAAAATATCTAGTTATCTGGGATTCTAGATAAGTTGCAGTACTCAACAACTTTCGTTTGTAGTTTGGTTTGCCGTTCATTTGCAAAGAATATATCAAACTGTTGTCTGTGTCCTTTATCGGGGTTGTTTTGTTGTGGATATAAATAAAGTTATTCACCCCGTTTTCTTTGTCCTCAATCTGTATTACGTTGCCCTGTAAGGTCATTTCGTTAAACTGAATATAGAAGACAAATAACACGTCATTCGGTTTGTATTTTACAGGCAGGTGCGGATATGCTGCGAGTTCCCATTTACCACCCGTAATCATTTGCAGATTTTCGTTATCGAAACAGAAATATTTGTTGCTCGCTTTGTGTTTAACAATCGTGCTACAGTATTCTACTGCAACCGTTGCACCGTGTTCACCGAAACGGTAAATATCAATAGTTCCCTGTTCCATCACTCGCACCTGTTTCAATCCCATTTCTGAGAAATACGGGCAAAACTGATTCACTGTATTACCTAACATAAAAACTTTAACATCGTTTCTCTGTCTGATAATTGTACTCAACAGGTTCATATATAACATAAATTCATCGGGCAAATAGTAACGTCTTGTTAGGAACTCATCGAAAACTATTGTAGTTATGTTTGGATAACTGCTAGATTTTTCGTGTTCCTGTTCTGAAAGACAAAACCCGAAACAGAACGGTGTGTTATCGGGTACACGCTTTTTGGTTTCGGAATCATAAGACGAAAGAAACCATTTACCCGAAATATAAAAGACTTCGTTAAACTTACCGCCTGTTAGTTCCTGTATCACGCCATTTGCAACGTGATTACTAAACAAACTTTCGGCACGTTTGCCCCTTAAATCTTCACGCCATCTACGAATATAAGCCATTTGTTTACCTGTGCGCAAATATTCTTTGATTCCATACAGTAACGTTGCGTAGGTCTTACCGTTGGAACGTTCACCGAAAATTACGTTGTAATCGGCATTCTTTGATAAAATGCGATTCAACGTGTAAAATTTCGGTGTTTCTACCTTTTCTTTCTTCTGTTTCATATTATTCTTTCTTTAATCTGATTCCCATTAAATAATTTATATAAAGAACTGAAAGACTTAAAGTGTACCCCGTTGGTTCTAAGTGTACCCCCGTTGTCGTGTCGTAACTTGAAACGTTGCCCCTATAGTCTTTTATCGTTCCCGTTTGTTCGTAATCAATATATGTATGAATATTCTTACCTGTTGCCGATGGTGGAATATCTAGATAATTTGTAAATGCGTCAAAGATTCCGCTTTCTCCAAACGTTTCTAACATATAAGGGATAGCAGATTTTTTGTTAACGCCCGAAACGGTCATAGAGTAATTGTAATCTTTGCCGTTTACTGTTAGGGCGTTTTCTTCTTCCACCATATAACGTTTTGCACCTAAAGTTTTGAAACGGGTGTACCGTCCCTCATAATCCCAAACCCCCAAAGGTTTTGCTATTCCCTTTATCGTTACAGGTTCAACCTTTTCAAAGGGTATTTTGTGAAACTTACAGGCGGTACGTAATTTCTGTTGTGCTAAATCGTTGTACGCTTTGAAATAGTCTTTGTGGGCATCACCATTCATAATTTTAACGGAATCTGTATCACTATATATGTAATCGTCACCACATTCAGAAATACCCGTAAACAGGTTTCTTCGTGCATAGGCGGTAACATAAATACCCCACGGGTAAAACAAAAAGCGGTTTTTACTATCATTGTATTTATTCAACATTTCTAACTGCTTTTCGCCTGTAAGGTGTTCAACGTCCCACGTTTCACCATCACACGAAATTTCATCACGCAACGGGTTTGTAACACACATACCGTAACAACTATTAAGCATTTCTTTGCTATTCAAATACTCTACTTCTTTACCCTTTACACCCTTTAGTTTTGTTTTCGTTTCATACAGGTGCAAAATAGATTCTACAAACTCAGTTGGCAAATATTCTTTTCTGTAACAAATCATTCGCCCAATCCTTATTTGTTCCCACGTGTAAAACTGTGAAAAAACTATGTAATCTATTTCGGTAATCGTCATACATATTTTCTTTGCACAAACTAATCGCCCGTTATTCTCGGAAACGTTTTCTTTCACGAAACATTTACTAACAGATATTGGATTTTCGTTTTCTGATTTCGCAAATATGTTTGTTATCTCCACATCGAACACGCAACAAAATTTGCTAGTCATAAACTCAAATTGTTTCATTGACTTTATCGGCACAATAACCCCCGTACTCATTGGAAACTTTTCCGATACCATCACATAGGGGTAACTACTAGTAAAATCGTAACTATCTACGTTTTCAATTACTTCATCGGTGTATTTCGCATTGGCGTGCGTGAAACCGCCCGAAAACGCCCGTTGTAACATCGCAAATTCTTCCATACCTGTTATATTTAAGTTATGAATCTTATCAATATATTTAAAGTTTGGAATCGTTTTGCCTGTTTCGTCAGTTGTTTTAAAGCATACAGAACGGCAATATTTACGTACAAAACCCGTCTTTGTAATCGGCAAACGGGTTATTCCTTTGTAACGTTCTATTAGTTCCTGTATGTAACACATCACCACTTTTATATCATTCATACAGTAACCAATTTCTTTTTGTGTCAACGGGGTTTTACTGTGACGTAACAAACTGTAATCCAAATCACCAACCAACTTTTCACATTTGTATGTGTGTAATTGTTCGCCTAATTTCGCCAACGAATAACCCGATAATAAGTAACTGCAACGGAACTCTAAACCCGTTTTAGTTATTCCATAAATTGGTTTACGTAAATCTATAGAGAAAACTTTTTCCCATTCCAACAACTTACGGAAAAATTGGAACTCATAAGCCAAATTGTGAACGTAAATAATAATACGTTTCTTTGGGCAAAGTTCCAATATATACACTATTTCGGATAACATTTGCAAAAATTCGTCCCACGTGCGCCCCATTATGCAAAAACCGTTTATTCCAAATTGCCAAACATACATTAAAGAGCACTTTTCCATTTTGGTTTCTTTTCCACCTAATTTCATATAGCGTTCATAACTGTATGCTCCCCCGTCTTCATCACGGTAAAATGATGTAGTTTCTATATCGAAAGATACAGGAACGTTTAAGAACTTTTCGCCCTTATTGTTTCCTGTAAAATTCTTATCGTTCACCGCCAAAGATAAAACCTTTGCAATATCTTTTGGCGTGTAAACTTCTGTATGTAGTTCAAAGGGTATTTTCTTCATTATAAACCGAATTTTTCAAATTCTTGCAATATCTTTTTCAAAGGTCCGTCCGTTTTGAAATAATCAACACCGTTAACGTAAGCCTCTGAATTTGGGTCTTTTGCTATTTGTTCTATTGCATCATCTAAAGCGTTTTCAATTTTAACCGCATCATCTTCGATTTGGTCGCTTACGTCCCGTGATTCCTGTTCAAGTTCACCCGTGAAATCTTTGTACTGCATTAAATATTGTTCCAAAAATCTTTCATCGGAAACACTTGCAATTTTACCAATCAATTTATCTTGCATCAACTTAAATTCTTTATCGTCTAAGTTGTAAGACTTCTTTAAATGGTTTGAGTATTCACGTGTACCACTTGCCGTTGATGTAGGTTGTTTCAAGAAAGAAACCGCTTTGGAATATTCAATTTTTAAATCGTTCCAATCGTGTTTCATTGAAAACTTTGTGAATCCTTTAATATCACCTTTATTTAACGCAACAACGGCAGGCGAAACAAAACCCGATTTTTCAACATTTTGTATGCGTCTGTTCGCCTGTTGAAACACACGGGCGATTTCTTTGCGCAAATAACCACGGGATTCTATTGCGTCTAATATTTGCTTATCAACGTGTATTTTTGCCGTTGCTGCAAACGTTCTTTTTGAAAACCCTATCGGATTTAACTTTGCCATAATATCAACACTTTTAAATGAAACAAAAAACGGGGGCAACAATAAACTAAGTTACTGTTTACCCCCGTGCTGTTATCCACCCCTTTACCTACGAAAACTACTTATCTACAAAGGTAATACCGTAACACTTTTTGGCGTGCGATTCATATTCATAAATCGTGTAACCAACTTTGTTTGCTTTGATAGCGTCCACCGCATCACTATTTGCGAGAATCTCTCGCACTGTGTCACCTGTGAATTGTGGCAAATTGACAAGACGTTTGTTTTCTGCGTCAATGATTACAGGTGAATCGCCCAACTGCGATTTGTGAACGTACATACCGTTAATAGGATGTACCACATCACCACCACCGTCTTTCTTATCGTTGTAAATATCGGTCAACTTTACAAACGGAAAATCGGTCGTATCAATACCGAAACTAGTCTTATTGAAAGTACTAGCAAAACTAAAACCTTTTGGCATAACTTTATACTTTTAAAACGTTAAACTTCTGTTGTCTGTGAACGGTGTTACTTTACTTCGTTTACCCCGTTGGCTTCTGCGAACTCATTCAACCACTTCTTAAAGCGGTTCAACTTGATAACTGCCTTATCGTCTTTGGCAACTTCGTCTGAAGTCATTAAAGCGTTAACACTAGTGATGCAGTTAAAAACAGTCTCATTAAAATTCTCATTCATAATTACCTAATTTAATTTGTTAAACTTATATTGTTTCTTAATCACGGTGCAAAGATACAACGTTTTTACGAACCCACCAAATTATTTTTGTTAAAAAGTATTAAAGAAATAAATTAACTGTTGTTAACATTCGTAATCACTAAACCACCTTTGTTCCACGTGAAACATCCACTTTGTCACCGTTCCACGTGAAACATCATTTTTATGAAAGTTTAACAGAGTTAAAGTTAGTTAAAAGATTCGGTTTTTGTGGCACAGCAAAAAGCGTGCCAAAGTGTGTTAGCAAGTGTTAAAATAGCGTTGGGAAATGTTAAAAATGGGTGCCTTGTGTAC